GCAGTGCGGCCGCCGTTCGGACCGCCGAACGTCGTCGGTTCCCACGTGCCGAGCGGATTGTTGTGTGGCAGCTTCACGACGCGCCGCGTTTGCGTTTTCCGGCCCTCGATGATTGCGCGCACCATTGCGCCGCTGAAAAGAATAGGGCGCTCTTTCATTGCGTCACCTCCGGAAATTCGTCGTGCGTGCGGCCGTCGAGCAACCGGCCTGCAGCCTTCTTGCCGACGCGAATGACGGCGGAACGGCTCGAATTGCCCACGCAGCGGCCGGCCGCGCGACACGACTCCTGGGTGCAGCGTGACACCTGGTTCACGTATTCGGGCGTTTTGAAGAGATCAAAGGGCGGTGGTGGAAGCGCACCCCCGCCTGTCGAATACTTTTCGGACCAACCACGCTCGATCGGTCGCACACAGTCTCGCGCGTCGAACCAGTGCGCACGGTCGTGGTCCTTGTGGTACGGCCAATCGAGTGCAGAGAGATCGTCTGTCGGCATCCCCCATTCACCCCATTGTTTAAATAGGAAGGGCACGCCGGCGGCCGCGCATTGATCGCGCAGCGATCGAGCCCAATCGGGATGCATCGGCCTCGCGTGCGGCCCACTTTCGCCGCCGGCGATCACCCAATCGATGCGGCGAAGAGGCAGATTCCGGCCTTGGCCATCCCATCGCGCGATATCGTTCCGGTACTCTAATCGCAGGTCGATAGAACCGAGCAACGGCTCTATCGACAGGAACCTCACGCATGCGGGCGTCGCGAGCAGCTTAGGAATATCGCGATCGGCTTCCGCCTGGTTCACGATCGTCGCGCCAAGCCATACGTTTGCCCATGGCCAGACTTCATCCGTATTTGCCACATACTGCACAGTCCGGCGAATCATCTCAGCGGCATTGCCGATGCGCTTCGTGAGAAGCAACCAATCAAGGTTGGGAGTTTTCGCGATCAGGTAGAAAAGTTCGACAAGCCACGAGGGCCGCACCGCGTTATCAAACACATCGGCGAGCGAGGCACAGAATACCCGTTGACGCCGGCCGTGGGCGGCGAAGAACTCAGCGTGGCGCGCATTCCATTTGATCGGGTCTTTCCATGTGCCCGGTGCCGTTCGATGTCGCGGCTCGCTCTGGCCCCATGCGACCTTCATCGCGCGGACCGGCGTGCTCACTGCCGCGTAGCAATGGTCGCAGCCCGGCGAAACGCGCGCGCACCCGATCCAGGGATTAAACGTATGGTCGCACCACTCGATTTTGGTGTTCTCACTCATCGCCTTTTCCTTGTGCTGCATGGAACGCGCGACGGCGCGCCCGTTCCTCATTGAAGTCCCGATAGAGCATCTTCCAATCGGCAGATCGAGCCATGATCAGGTGGGCGTCGCACACTTGCATGACCTCGTCATTGCCGCGCATGTGGTCTTCCTGGATGTCGATCCGGTTCACGGCAGGGTACGAACAGCAGGAGCACAGCGCCTTTTGGGGCGCCGAGATCGAGCCGAGGCGCGGATATTTGTGACGGCTCACAATGCATCTCCCGTTTCCAGCGGACCGGTGTCGCGGTATTCGTAGCGGCCGCGCGGCTCGATTTCTTTTCCGGACGCCGGCTGGCGCGGGTTTGCGGGATTTTGCTGCTCGGCTTGTGCGGGCGCGGCTTCCGGCAACGGCGAGTGTTTCGGCTTTGCCGCTTGCTTTGCGCGGATCTTCGCCATCACTGCCGGGGCACTGATGCGTTCAAGTTCCGTTTCGCCGGCCGCATGCATGTCGAGCCCTTGCGCGAGACAGAGGGCCGCGAGCGTGACCATGACGCCGCCGGCTTCCTGGTTCTTCTCACCAACAGGGCGCGACCACGTGTAATCGACGAGTTGATGCGCTTCGCTCTTCGTCATGCCGCACGCCTGCACGAGTTCGGCCGCTTCCTCGAAAAAGCGGTGATTGCGCTCGACAGCATCTGCCGCGATCGCCGCGCCGAAACAGGCGATCATCCATGGATGGACGCGGGCCTGGAATGGCTGCGCCGCTGATTCGGCCGGTGAAGCGGCGAGGACATAGAGCTTCGTACCAACCTTCGGTGCAACGTCCTCCCAATCCACCGTCGGCACATAGTCCTCGGGGAGATAGCGCACAGTGCCGACGTATTTAGCATCGAGCTTTTGCGTCGCCAAACACCATCCCATGAATCGATCGCAGTCTCGACCGAACTGATACGCCTCCTCGGCGTGTGGGACGACCTCCGCGAACGGGTTTCGCTCGGGCGTATAGTCGAACGCTTCTTGAATTGCAGCCTCGAAGCGCTGCATATTCTGTTGAATATCCATCATTTTCCCGTTAGGCAAATAAATCGCGTTGGCGCTCGCCGCCGGTTTCGGCGAGGTGCGTAGGGCAGAAGTGCATGTCGTCGCCGACTTGATGCGCATGCGCCGCGCACAGGTGCCGGTCGCATGTCTTGCCGCTCTTCTCGCGGTGATCGCACTGAAAGCCACTCGGCGCGTTGCAGCCGGGTGCCGAGCAACGCGGCCGGCGGCGGCTTGTGCAAACTATTCCGGTAGTACCGTCTGGCGTGCGAAACGGCGTGCATGGCATAGCGTCGATTCCTAGATGATTGTGCGTCGGTACGTTTTGGTGAATGCCGCATCTACGATGTGCCCGCGATCACGCACAACATTCGCGAGCCGCGCGCGGTCGTGGTGACTCGCTGGAGCCTGTCGAAGCAACCCGAAATAGCTGTTGGCCAAGACATGCACATCGCCGGCCGGAACTTGCGCGACACGACGCAGCGCTTCGTGGTACGTCCGGCGTCGCGTCGAGCGATGCCATGGTTTGATCACGTGCCCGACGAAGTCAATGCCGCGCTCGATGGGTTGCAGGATGGTCTTGCGATCGTTCAGCTTCGCGCCGAGGCGTGCCGGCAGGAATTCCGCGATGTCGTCGCGCGCAGCATTGAGCCACTGCGCAGACTCGTGCAGCAGCACGAAGTCATCGACGTAGCGGACGTAGTACCGACAGCGCAAGCCATGCTTCACATGCTGATCGAGCACGTCGAGATAGACGTTCGCAAAGAACTGGCTACTCAGATTGCCGATGGGCAGACCCAGGTGCGCGGGTTGCTCCATCAGCCGCTTGTGCGGCGGCACCCGATCCATGAGCTTCGGATCGCCGCGGAATTCAAAATCGGAACGCGGATCGTGAAAAAGGATCAACGCCGCCAACTCGCGCCAGAACGGCTCCGGAATCTTGGCCGCAAGCCGCTCGAAGAGCACCCTTTTGTCGATGCTCACGAAGAAGTTCGCCAGATCCAGTTTCAGGTAGTACGCCGGACGGCTCCAGTTTTGCGTGATGCTGCGCACCTTCGCTTCGAGCCGCTCGGCACCACGCAGCGTGCCGCGGTCTTTGATGCATGCAAACGTATCCGCAATGAATGCGTTTTCGAATCGCGCTGCGATGCGGTTGTAGAGGAGGTGGTGGACCACGCGATCGCGAAAGTCCGCCGCCCATACCTCCCTCGGCTTCGGCCGAGTCACCACAAAGCAGATCGAGCGGCCCGGACGATACGAGCCGTCGATCAGTTCGCCGTAAAGGCGATCGAGATTGCGCTCGAGCCGTTGTTCGAACTCGAGCGCGTTTTTGCTGTTTCGCTTCGTGCGCCGGCAATCGAAATAGGCGGCGACGAGTTCTTCGAAAGACGCGGCATCGCTTCTTTCTGCGGACGGCCCGAGCGCGACCGGTGTTGTTCTTGTTCGCGTTGTTCTGGTTGCCATCATCGAAGTTCTGGTTCCAGGCGTTGTTGGCCGAGTACTGCGTCGTATCGTGCTATCTACGTCGCTTTGATGAAGGCCCTCACCGATCATCAAAGAAACTGCGCTGGACCTGCACAGCGACCGCTGCCGGTATCCTCATTGCGCATGTCGGTGCCCTCGTGAGGCAGCGGCACGACCAGATAGAAATTCGCACAGGCATCACCGCCGTAACGGTGATACATCGGGCGACGATGCCGATGATTTCTTGCGCCAGCCGCCAGCTTGCCGACCAACAGACGCCGTGAGTTCGATCGCTCTGGCGTAATGCGGCGTCGCGATGAATCGCATGTCGTGCGCGAGGCGCAACAGCAGATTGATCACGTCGACGCGCTCGAGCAGATCGCTCAAATACGGCACCTTGTCGATCGCGGCATTGGCCCGAAAAATCAACGTCACGATTTCGAGCGCTTCATCGCGGATCCGGCCGCCGAGGGACAACTTGAAATCCCTCGGCATATGCCGTGTCGATTCGGTGACCTCTTTGAAAAGGTCATACGCGACCTTGTAAATCGGCAGTTCTTTGGCGGCGGCCATAGCTAAATTTCAAAGTTCAAAATTGCAATCTGCGGACGGCCCGAGCGCGACCGGTGCCGTCCTTGCTCGCGTAGCCCTGGCCGCCATCATCGAAGTACTGGCTCCAGGCGCCGTAGGCCGAGTACTGCGTGCTCGACCAGTACCAGCCCTTCACGAAGTGATCGGCGAGATTGACCTCGGCGAGTGCGAGTTCACGGCGCGCAGGAAGATAGAAATCGCGATGGCCATCGATTTCCAACTTGCTCGCCCACGTCGCTGCCTGATACTCGTCGCCCAACAGTGCCAATGCCGTCGTATTCGTACGGCCATCGGTATGGCTGGTGCCGCCGACGTCGACGTTGTAAGGCCCCCACTTGATGTTGTCGTTCGTCGCACTGGGATGCGTCGGGACGATCAGTTGCCAGCCGGGCGCGCCATTCTCGCCGCGGATGAAGCCTGCGTAGATGCCACCCTGACCCTCCCAATATTCGCCAACCGCCGGGGCCTCCGAAACCGGCTGTTTTGCCGAATTTTCATAGGCCTCTTTCAGCCACGCTGTGACTGCTGCGTGCGCGGGTACACAAAGACGAGCGCCGTGAAAGGAGACTTCGATTTCTGCCGTGCTGGACATGCCCTAA